GTTGCTGCAGAAGCAGACCTTGCTAAACTTACTACAAATTATCAATATTATAATGTAGCCAATCCTCCAGGCTATACACAATTAAGTGCTGATGGTACTAAATTGTATTTTACAGCTATTGACCATGCTAATTCATTTAATAGATACGCTATATCTTCTAATTTTATTACAACTGCAGCAAAGGTAAATATACCTATTCCTTGTCCAGATTATTTAGGTGATGGAAAAACTCAATTTTTAGATAGCACTCATTTTGTATTTTATTATAAAAATACAGGTAATCGTTATGCATTAAAAACTTTCTCTATTTCTGGCGATACTCCAACTTTAATTGATACTGAATTAGCTCCAGTTGGTTTTACAAAAGGATGGAATATCTGTCCAAAATTATCAGATACAAAAAAGATGATAGTTACTTCTTTCAATAATCCTAGTGGGGGAGTTGACCATATATTTAGTATAGAACTTGCATCAGATTATACAATAACTGGATTTAGTCCTTTGCAGACAATTGCTCAAGATACTGGTGAAAATATGCAACCTAGAAATGAAAGTGGAAATCTATTCAATCTGATTCAACTTGTAGGTGGCTACAATACTAACCAAACATATACAGTAAACGCTTATTCAACAACACAGTTTACTTATGGTGGAATTGCTACTGCATCGGCTTCATCAGGCACTACCCCAGTGCTTATTAGTGGACTTTCTTCTGGTCATTCAGGTTTAACAGTTGGTGCAGATTACTTTGTTAAAAATACATTGAATGGTGACTTGACTGAAGGGGGTGCATTAGCGACTTCCACTAGAGTAGGTAAAGCAATTTCAACAACAGAAATAATAGTAGGAGATATAACATAATGACACCAGAATATAAAGCAGCATTAAAAAATAAATTAGTAGAAACAGACTATAGTCAATTAGCAGATGTAATTAAAAAACTAACTCTTGATAGTTATAATAATTTGCAAAGCTACAGAACTTTAATAAGAGATGAAATGTTAGAACTAACTTCATATTTTACTATTGAAACTATACCTGCAGCACCTCCAGAGGAGTGGGTAGAATAATTTAACTTAAAGGAGAACTAAAAATGGCAAAAACCAAAAAAACACCATTTGATTTGTACGACAAAGAGTACTTTGTAGAAGATTTAAATGAATCACAAACAACTATATTTCAACACATAGGTGATTTAGAAAGAAAGACTAAACAATTAATGTTTAATCTAGACCAACTTAATGTAGGTAAACAAGCTTTTATTGATAAGTTACATTTAAGTTTAATAGAAAAGAATTTAGTAACACCTAAAAAAGAGGAAAAATAATGGAATACTTAGTATATATAGTAGTAGGCTTATATGTTTGGGAAAAATACCTAGAGGTCTATTGGTATAAACTACTAAATAAAATTCGTTGGGATAAACAAAAAATTAAACTTGCTAACTGGTTTAAAATACTGTAGTGAGTGATATTAATCCAGTAGAGTTTGGCAAAATGAAAGAGCAGATTGAACAATTACAAAAAGGTCAAGATGAACTTCAAAAAGACATGAAAGAAATGTTGGCTTTAGCTAATAAATCTAAAGGTGGTTTTTGGATGGGTATGGGTATAGCTTCCTTTGTTGGAGGTTTAATATCTATAGCTATTAGGAATTGGATGCAATGAAAAAACTATCTTTATTTTTATGTTTATTAGTAGCTCTTCCTATTACACCTATTGTTTTATGTTTAATTTACGGATGGACTAATTAATGATTACAGCACTTATACCAGCAGTATCAAAATTACTAGATAAATTTATTCCCGATGCCGATGTAAAGAATAAATTAGCACATGAAATATCAACTATGTCTGAAAAACATATTCAAGAAATAGCTCTTGCTCAAATACAAGTAAACAAGGAAGAGGCAAAAGGAAATTTGTTTCAAGCAGGTTGGCGACCAGCAGTTGCTTGGGTTTGTGTTGCAGGCTTTGCAGTAAATTTTTTAGTGTCTCCACTGCTATCACCATTTGGAATCGTAGTGCCTCAAGCTGATACAGCAACTATGATGCCTGTGCTTATGGGTATGCTAGGTCTAGGTGGTCTTAGAACTATAGAACGAGTTAAAGGAGTAGGAAAATAATGTCAAGCCCTAAACCAAATAATCCTACTTTATGGTCAAGAGTAAAAACAGCAGCAAAGAAAAAGTTTAAAGTATATCCTAGTGCTTATGCAAATGCATGGGCATCTAAAGAATATAAAAGTAAAGGTGGTTCTTGGAGTGGTAAAGATAACCGAGTAGCTTCTAAAAAAAATATTAAAAAAAGAAAAGGATAACTATGAAAGGTGTAAAACATTATACAACTAAAGGAGTTCTTTGGACAGGAGCATCTCATAAAATGGCAAATGGTACTATGCATACTGGTAAAACTCATACAGCTTCCTCAAAGAAGTTAGTACATATGAAAGATTTATCTGTTACTGCTAAGAAAAAAGCTAAAGCTTAATGGCTAAAGAAGGATTAGGTAAGTGGTTTAAAGAAGAATGGGTAGATATAAAAACAGGAAAGCCCTGTGGTCGTAGTGGTAAAAAAGATAAACGAGGTTATCCAGCTTGTAGACCAAAGAAAGTAGCAAAGAAAATGACAGCTGCTGAAAAAAAAATTATGGTTAAAAAGAAAACAAGCTCTAAACTTAAAAAATGGAATGTTACTTCTTCAGGTAAAAGAAGAAAGGTTGGATAAATGCAATTAACTCCTCATTTTACTTTACATGAATTAACACATTCAGATACAGCAACAAGGTTAGATATAGATAATACACCTACAAAAGCAGCTAAAAATAATTTAAAGATTTTAGCAGAAGGGTTAGAGGAAGTTCGTTCTACACTTAATGGAACTCCTATTACTATCTCAAGTGGGTATAGATGTTTAGAATTAAATAGACTTCTAAAATCAAAAGATACTTCAGCACATGTACTTGGACTAGCAGCAGATTTTTCTTGTAATAGGTATGCTAGTGTTAAAGAGGTTATGGAAGTACTATCTTCTTCTTCAGTAGAATTTGATACTTTAATATTAGAATTTAACTCATGGATTCATATTGCATTTCCTAAAAAAGGAGCTGCACCTAGTTATAGAATATATGAAATAGACAAAAAAGGAATTAGACTATATGGCAAAGACTCCAGCATGGACTCGTAAAGAAGGTAAAAATCCTAAAGGTGGATTAAATGCTAAAGGTAGAGCTAGTGCAAAAGCACAGGGTTCTAATTTAAAAGCACCAGTTAAATCTGGAGTTAATCCAAGAAGAGTATCATTTGCTTGTAGATTTGCAGGCATGAAAGGACCAATGAAAGATAGTAAAGGTAAACCAACTAGAAAAGCATTAGCTTTAAAAGTATGGGGATTTGGTTCTGTAGAGGCAGCTAGAAACTTTTGTCAAAGACATAAGAAATCATAATGAGTAAAGTAGAAGAAATAAGAAATGCTGCAGAGGCAGACTTACTTACATTTATAAAATTAGTAGCTCCTCATATATTATTTGGTGCTATTCATGAAGAATTAATTCAATGGTGGAATAGACAAGAAGCCAAAGAAAATCAATTAGTCTTACTACCTCGTGGACACATGAAGAGTAAACTAGCTGCTTATAGAACTGCTTGGTGGATAACTAAACATCCTGAGACTACAGTTCTTTATGTATCAGCTACAGCTGACTTAGCAGAAAAACAATTATATGCAATAAAACAGATAATAGATTCACCAATCTATCATAGATACTGGGCAGAAATGATTCACCCAGAAGAAGGTAAACGAGAAAAGTGGGCAGTAGCTGAAATATCTGTTGACCACCCTCAACGAAAACTAGAAGGAATAAGAGATGCTACTTGTAAAGCTGTTGGTCTTACTAGTAATACTACAGGCTTCCACGCTGATATTGTCGTACTTGATGATATTGTTGTACCAGGAAATGCCTATACAAATGAAGGTAGAGAAAAAGTTGCAAGTGCTTATTCACAGTTAGCTTCTATTGAGAACCCAGGAGCACAGGAATGGGTTGTAGGAACTAGGTATCATCCTCGTGATATATACGATACAATGATTAATATGAAAGAACAACACTATGATGATGGTGGAGATTTAGAAACAGAAGAAGAAGTCTACGAACTTTTTCAAAGAGTAGTAGAAACAGATGGAGAGTTTCTTTGGGCTAAAAAAACAAGACCTGATGGTAAAAAGTTTGGGTTTGATTCTAGAGAACTAGCTAGAATAAAAGCTAAGTATGTAGACTCTACTCAGTTTTATGCTCAGTATTATAATAACCCAAATAATACAGAGACTGCTAGAATTAAAGCAGAAAACTTTCAATACTATGAGAAGTCTGTTCTAATAAATAATGAAGGGGATTGGTATTTTAAAGATAGAAAATTAAATGTTTATGCTGCTATTGATTTTGCTTTCTCTTTAAGAAAAAAAGCAGATTACACTGCTTTAGTAACTATAGGAGTTGACCACCAAGGTAACTTTTATATACTAGATATAGATAGATTTAAAACAGAAAGAATTGTAGATTATTATGAACATATTCTTACTGCTTGGGAAAAATGGGGATTTAGAAAACTACGAGCAGAAACAACAGTAGCTCAACAAACAATTGTTAGAGAACTAAAAGAGAGTTATCTTAAACCTAATGGAATACCTTTATCAATAGATGAATTTAGACCTACTAGAAGTTTAGGAGATAAGTTTGAAAGAGTAAGCTCTGTTCTAGAACCTAAGTATGATAATTTACAAGTATGGCATTATAAAGGTGGTAATTGTCAATCATTAGAAGAAGAACTAGTAATGGTTCATCCACCACATGATGATATAAAAGATGCTTTATCAAATGCAATTAATATTGCAATTATTCCTAAACAAAGAAGAGCAGGTGCATTTAGTATAGGAAAAAATATAATGACTCATTCTCGTTTTGGTGGAATGTCTTATTAACACTACAAGGAAAATATAATGGCTGGAACTGTCGCACAAATTAGAGAACTTTTTGAAGAAAGAAATGGAATGGCTCGTCAGCTTACTGGTTTATATAATCAATGGTGGACTCAAAGACAACCTAAAGAAGGAGAATGGAGAGAACTAAGAAACTATCTGTTTGCTACTGATACAACTAAGACTTCTAATTCTAAGTTACCTTGGAAAAATAAAACAACTATACCTAAACTTACTCAAATTAGAGATAACCTACATGCTAATTATATGGATGCTCTATTTCCAAATGATAATTGGATGAAATGGGAAGGGTTTAATTATAAAGATTCTACAGTTAAAAAACGAAAAGCAATTGAAGCCTATCTACAAACCAAAATTAGAGAATCAGGATTTAGAGAAACAGTCTCAGACCTTGTATTTGACTACATTGATTATGGTAATGCTTTTAGTGAAGTTACTTATGTAGATGAAAAACATATAGATTCTTTTACTGAAGAAGAAGTTTCAACATATAGAGGTCCTAAATTAAGAAGAATTTCTCCATTTGATATTATATTTAACCCGACAGCAGCTACTTTTGCTGAAACTCCTAAGTTTACAAGATATGTTAAAACTTTAGGAGAACTTAAAAAAGATATGGAACAAAGACCTGATTTAAACTATGATAAAGCTATGTTTAAAAAAGCAACAGAGTTTCGTAAAACTATAAGTTCTTTTAGAGTAGAAGATGTTAATAAAGCTGAAGCCTTCTTAGTAGATGGTTTTGGTTCATTACAAGAATATTATCAATCTGGAATGGTAGAAATAATAGAGTTTGAAGGTGATATATATGATGAAGTTAATGATAAATTATTAGAGAAAAGAATCATAACAATTATTGATAGAAGTTATGTTATTCGTAATGATGCTAATCCTTCATACTTAGGAAGAGACAATAAACATCATGTAGGATGGAGAAGCAGACCAGATAATCTATATGCCATGGGTCCGATGGATAATCTAGTAGGTATGCAGTATCGTGTAGACCACTTAGAAAATCTTAAAGCAGATGCATTAGATTTAACAATACATCCACCATTAAAAATTAAAGGTGATGTAGAACCTTTTGAATGGCATCCAGAAGCAACTATACATATACCAGAAGATGGAGATGTCACTATGATGCCTCCTAATCCTGCAGCTTTTCAAGTTAATAATGAAATACAAGTATTATTAAATCAAATGGAAGAGATGGCAGGAGCTCCAAGAGAAGCAATGGGTATTCGTTCTCCTGGTGAAAAAACTGCTTTTGAAGTACAATCTTTACAAAATGCAGCAGGTAGAATTTTTCAACATAAAGTTAATAGATTTGAAATTGAATTTTTAGAGCCTATTCTTAATACTATGTTAGAATTTTCTAAGAGAAACATGGATGTAGCTGAAGTTGCTAGAACAATGGATGATGACTTAGGTGTAGCAGATTTTATATCAATTACTAAAGAAGATATAACAGCTAAAGGTAAGTTAAGACCTATTGGAGCAAGACACTATGCAGCTAGAGCACAGCTTATACAGAACATGATGGGTCTATTTAATAGTCCTATGGGTCAACTGATAGCTCCTCATATTTCTGCTAAAAGACTAGCAGGTATGGTAGAAGAATATATGGGCTTTGAGCAGTATCAATTTATTAAAGATAATGCTGCAATATTTGAACAAGCAGAAACTGCTAAGTTACAGCAACAAGTACAACAGTCAATGCAAGCAGAGCAATCTGCTCCAGGAATGGAAGAGCAAATGCTTATGCAACAAGAACAAGCTTTAGCAGGAAACCCTGAAGAAGCTATGGGAGGTAATCCTGAAGATATGCCTCCTGAAGAAATCTAAGATATTACTTGACTTTTAAAGAAATCTATGCTATAATAGTAGTATTATTAATTAAGTAAGTTATTATTTAATAGTATTTTTAATTAAAGAAGTTTTATAAACTATGGATTTAAAATCAGAAAAGGCTAAGAGTCTGACCAAGAAACAGGTCTTTGAAGAACTGAATAAGTATTTTAAAGAACAGATTGATTTGTCACAAAGAAAATGTATGGATGAAGAAAATTTTACTAATCCTTCATGGTCTGAACAACAAGCATTCAATCTTGGACTACAAAAAGCGTTTACTAAAGTTTTAAATCTTATACCTGACCAAGGAGATAAGAAATGAGTGAAGAAACAACAAACGAAGTAGTTCAAGAAACAACCGAACAACCTGTAGTGCAGAGTACCAACGAAGCAACACAGACAGATACTCCACCTAAAGCATTTGAAATTCCGACAGAGGCTCAAGAGTTCGTAGGTGAAGGTAAAAAGTATAAGAGTCCTGAAGATGCCCTTAAAGCAGTTCCTCATGCACAACAACATATTCAAACTTTAGAGTCTGAATTAGCTGAAGTAAAAGAAGAACTAACTAAGCGTAAAACAGCTCAAGAACTTTTAGATGAAATAAAGTCTGGTACACAACCAGTTGAGAATACCACTCAGAGTGTTGATGTTAATCAAGATACCTTAGAACAGTTAGTTCAAAGTACTATAGACAAAAGAGAAAATGCACAAAGTGCTAGAGCCAATGCTAAAGTAGTAGCTGAAAAGTTTACTATGAAGTTTGGTGCTAATGCTGAAAGTGCTTATAATCAAATTGCTATAGAAAGTGGATTAAATGTTCAACAATTACATAATTTGGCTGCAACTTCTCCAAATGCTGTACTAAAACTAGCAGGATTAGATGATAAAGTAGCTACCACTTCTCCATCATCAGGTTCTGTAAACACTGAAACCTTACAAGGTGGACCTGCTGGAACTATCTCAGCAAGAGTACCTAGAGGAGCAAGTACTAAAGATTTAGTAAAGGCATGGAAAAATGCAGGTGAAAAAGTAAAATCACAATAATAGTAATATAAAGGAGACTTAAATGTCACAATTAACTAGTAATACTACAGCCTTTGTAGAGGCTCAACAGTATTCTCAGTTTATTCTTGATAACCTACACGACTTCCTTCTTCCAGAAGGTATGTATCGTGATGTATCTGACTTTGGTTCAGGCACAACACTAAACATTAAAACAGTTGGTACAGTTACTCTACAAGATGCAGCTGAAGATACACCACTAAATTTTACAAATATCGACACAGGTACAATTAATCTTGCTATCACTGATTATATTGGTGATGCTTGGAAAGTATCTGATGACCTTCGTGAAGATGGTTCTCAAGTAGATACATTAATGGCTATGCGAGCTATGGAATCTACTCGTGCTTTAGGTGAAAACCATGAAGGACGATTCTTAGCCGTAGCTAATGCAGCACAAACAGGAGCAGACCTTAACTTGGTGAATGCAAGACCTCATCGTTGGGTAGGTTCAGCAGCAGCTAATGCTCGTACAATTACAATGGCAGATTTTGTTGGTATGAAATTAGCTTTTGATAAAGCAGGAGCACCTGCAGGAGGTCGTATTGCAATCGTTGACCCAGTTGTTGAGGCTAGTTTAAATAGTCTTACTAACTTAGTTCAAGTAGATAGTAATCCGATGTTTGAAGGAATTGTTACAGAAGGTTTTGCTCGTGACCATAAATTCGTTAAGAATGTATTTGGTTGGGATATATACACTTCTAACTTCCTTCCTACACTAACTGCAGCAGAAGCTATTAATGCTTCTGATTATGGTTTAACCTCAGAAACAGCAGCAGTTGGTGATAAAGCTAATGTCTTTATGTGTATTGCTGATGATTCAACTAAACCAGTTATGCATGCTTGGAGACGAGCTCCATCAACAGAAGGTTGGAGAGCTGAAGAAGAAAGAGCCGATAAGTATCAGGTTACTTCTAGATTCGGATTCGGTGCACAAAGAGTTGATACTCTTGGTGTGATTCTTACTCATCCAACAGACTACTAGGAGATAAGATATGACTATCGCAATTGCCTCTAAAAGAGGCGTAGCAGTAAACTATGGTGTTCGCACTGCCAAGAATAAATATGGTGGACAAGAGAACTCTGTAGGAGCAGTAAAATCAGCAGAATGGCATTTTAAATATAATGACCTTCCTGCTGCACTTAACAGTAACTTACCTATGGTTATTCCAGCACTTGCATCTATTGTATCTGCTAAATTAATCATTGATAAAGCATTTACATCTACCTCTACTACTACTGACTTAACAGTTGGTCTTGAGCAGAAAGATGGTACTGATATTGATATTAACGGACTAATCGAAGCTGATGAGGCAACTCAAACAGCTATCGGTACAGCTGGTAATATTGTTACTGGTGCTGGTGCTTTAATTGGTAAATCAATTGGAGCAAATCCTGGACAAGTAATTGTTCTTGGAAGTGCAAGTGATTTATTAACAGGTGAAGCAAGACTTATCGTAGAATATGCTTACGATAAATAAGTAATACCCCGAAGAGAGGACACTTTTTCACGGAAGTGTCTTCCTTCCCTAATTTAATATAGGAAACAAAATGACAATACAACATAATCTTATTACTGGTACTGACCTACATGAGCCTAAAGGTGTGGCTGCAGCTGCTGCTAATAAAGTTTATGTAGCAAATGGTTCAGCATCAGGAGCTTGGTCAACACTGACTACAAGCACTATGGCTTTACCAAAAGGAAAGTTTTGGTTTTATAATATATCTTCTGCTTATAATTTAACATATGGTGCTGCTACTCAAAAAGTAGCTCCTACAACTATAGCTAGTGGACTAGGTAGTTTAGTTACTGAAGCAACATCAGCAAGATTAACATATACAGGAGCACTAACTACAGTTGTTAAGCTTGACTTTGATGTGTCTTTAGGACAATCTACAGGTTCTAATAAAGATTTAACAATAGCAATACATAAAAATGGAGCTGTTATAGCAGGTTCTGAACAGTTTGTAAGTACTACTTCAAGCGAGATTCATGTTGCTACAGGTTCAACTATTGTAACAGCAGCAACTAATGATTACTTTGAAATCTATGCATTTAATACAGATGGTGCAGGAACTATGAGTTTTTATAAAGTTGGTTTAACACTAACAAGTACATAGGATAAATTATGGCTAAAATGACCTTATTAGAAATTGTACAAGATATTTTATCTGATATGGATTCAGATGAAGTAAACTCTATTGCAACTACTCCTGAGTCTTTACAAATAGCTCAAATAGTTAAAACATCCTATTATAATATTATTGATGGTAAAGACTATCCTTTTTTATATGAAATGTTTAGAATGTTTACAAGTGGGACACTAGATAGACCTACTCATATGAATCTACCTGACACAGTTATAGATTTATCATGGATTAAATATAACTGTCGTTTAAAAAGTACAGCTAAAAATTATTATAAAAAAATAGTTTATAAAACTCCAGAAGAATTTATGGAACTTATAGATAATAGAGATAGTTCTGCAACAAATATTAAAGTTGTAGTTGACTCAGCTAGGTATGGAACAAGTACAGGTATTAGTTTAAATATACTTAATGATAAACCTCCTGAGTACTTTACTTCTTTTGATGATGAGTCCTTAGTTTTTGATTCTTATTTAGCTACTTTAGAAGATAATCTACAAAATAGTCAAACTCAATGTTGGGGAAAGAAGTCAGTTCCTTTTACAATGGAAGATGCATTTACTCCTGACTTACCTGTTCAAATGTTTAGTTATTTATTAAATGAAGCTAAATCAACTTGTTTCTTAACACTTAAACAAATGGCTAATCAAAAAGCTGAACAAAGTTCTGTGTCTCAAAAAAGACGAATGAGTCAAGAGGCTTGGAAAATTAAGAATGGAATATCATATCCAGACTATGGGAGGAAACCTACTTTAACTAGGTTTAAAAAATACTAATGCTTACATCTAACACACAAGCTTTTATTAATAAGCAACAGTATGGTAAGAAGATAAAGAAAAAGATAGTAGATGTATTTAAACCTTTTCGTATAACAAAAAAACTAAGGAGTAAGTAAAATGGCACTAACAGCAGCTGAAAAGAGAAAGAAAATGCAGGAAATAAAAAAAAACCTAGCTGATAAACG